ACTAGTCTCAGATGGATGTGGATTAATAGGTTGTACACCTGGTCTATTTATACGGACAACTATACCACCGGCTTTTTTAATAGCTTCTGCTTCATTAGGAAAGCGTGTATCTGTAATAATCCAGTTAGGATAGTCAACACAGTTAACAATTGTTCCTATTTTACTTGTACCACACTCTGATGATTCCTTTTTATAATCAATCATAGTAGCATTTACCCAAGTGTTTTCATGCAAGCTATCTCTGATAGCATCTGTACCTAATTTCTGCAGAAAGTCTCTAACAGTCATTAAACTATTAAACTGTATATCTGCAAATACTGGTACTCCATTTAAAGGAATATCTTTAACTGTACCCCATTCAGGACCTAATAATGTTTTCTTAAACTCTTGATCCTCAAAGTTTTCTACAGGAATACCTGTAAGTATAGAAGCAATGGTTTTTAATTTACCAGCCCACTTCTTAATATGCCATTTGTTTAGGCTAATCTCTTGTATAATAGTACCCACTAGATCTTTTCCAGATCCAGAGTATCCTGAAATTCCTATAATCATTTTGTATTGAGTTTAATCGTTAAAGTAAAAGTCAGGATGTCTCTCCTCTTCTAAAGCTTTAACAAGATTATTGTGTCCTTCTAAAGCTTCTTGATACGTACAGTATCTACGTTGGTACTCATCATGTGGACCATTAAAAATCATAGACTCAAATAATACTGGATCAGATGGTTCTATGTCGGTACCAAAGTTTAGACCATGATCAAAGTGTAAAAACACTGTAGATATTCTTTGATTACCAATTGTAGTATCACCAACATGTTTGATTGGTTCTTTAAAAGCACCTAGATTAGGATACTCACCTGCAAGTAGTGCAGTGACTGTCTTGTCTTCATTTAATATATACCATGTCATATTTAATAAAATTATGGGGGAGACTACTTATCTCCCCCTGATTTTTAAAGAAAGTTTACGCCAAAATCAGCTACTAGTTCTTCCTCCATAACTGGAGCTTTTGCTGTAACTGGTTCTATGATAGTGTTTGTCTTTGTTACAAGATTACCAAACTCGTTTACAAAAAAACTGTGTACTCTTTGATGGTCTGATAAATAACTCATAGGGTGAGAATCTTTAAGAGCTAAAGTGATATGATTGTACATATCCCAGGCACTGTCTGGATTACTGCTATAAGAATAACTTGGCTTGTCAATCTCACGCTTTACAATACCTACTTGAGTAAGTGTCAAGATTTCATCTTCAGCAAACAATCTGCCTAGCAAGCTACCCTTTTGTCTTGGACTAAGAGTAATATCTTTAAGCATTTGTTTGTCTTTGATAAGATCATCGTAGTATTTAGAAGCATCAGCTATCTGTTCTTGCATAGAAGTAGCTACATCAGCTAATGCTGATCCGCTATGTCTTCTTCTGTAAGATCCTAAGTTTCCTGATACTACACCGTTCATACAGATAAATACTTGACCACCTATAGCACACTTAAATGCCATGGTTTTATTGTAACTGTTTGACCATACAAACATAAGACCCATGTCTGGATCGTTTCCAGACTCTAAATGATATATTCCTTGTGCCACATCTCCTGAGAGTGTAGACTTATAAAACTCATTGGTAATTTTAAATCCAGCATTAGCAAGCTGGACTCTAGCCTCATCTATAACTGTTCCATGTGGAATAACGGTGTAAGACTTACCGTGTGTTGGAAGAGTACATCCTCTTAAGAATTGCTCTGATCCGTAAATTGTTTTAATTGGCATAACTGTAAATTGTTAAAATAATGATAGTTGTGTAAATGATAAACTTTTTTCTTTTTCTATTTGATGGATCTCTTTGTATATCTGCTCTAGATAGTAACTTTGATTAATTCCATAAGAGTCAATATCTCTTGTTTCGTTTATTTCGTTTATAGTGGTTTGTAACCAGTGTCCAGACTCAACTTGTATAAGTCTACCATCTGGATGGCACTTAACTAACTTACCTCCTTTATTAGAAACATAATAACGAACAATCTTTTGTAATCTAGTTGTTACTAGCTCACCATCTTTAAGACCTCTGTTTTCAAAATACCATCCTCCCTTAGCTTTAATACCAGCACAATAATCAAATATGTTTTTATTCTGTGCTAGAAAGTCTTCAGGATTGATGCCTTTTGTAAAGTAAGCATGGATAGCTTTAGGAATGATTAAGAAGCTTTTATTCTTATGGAATACAGCTACTTTCTTCTTATCTAGATCTTCCCACTCAAATGCACCTTTACATTTAACCTTACCTGACTTAGATACTGCGATGTAGTTGTTTACATCTCTGATGATCATTTTAGAATACTCATCATGTTCTAGTTCAAGACTAGTCATCTGACACCACTGCTGACAAACTTCGTGATACTTTTCTACATAGTGTGTAGGTATAAGTGTCTCAAGACCATCAGTGTTTTGCATAAGAGGTACGGCTTCAGGAATAGCTAGTGTTAGCATTTCATAAAGCATAGATAGCAAGAGTTGACCGTTAATAGTAATTTGCATGGTCATCTTTGGATCGTATAGAAAAGAATTCTCGTCACCAGTTAAACCATATGTAGAGTTCAAGATAATCTTGTACACATAGTTCTTAGGATCTGACTTAGGAATCTTTTTACGTTCTTCAAAGAACCATTCATACAGTTCACAGAATTCTTCTTTAGGAAGATGACTTGGATGAAATCCATTTCTAATAGCTAGATTAGGATAGAATGAAGTTACATCTGAAGTCATAATAGTATAACCTGGTTTGGCTTCATAAACTCCGGCTGATCTAGCACCATGGATGCCACCTAGTCCATAGTCAGTCTTCATACCTTTGTAATCTACAGTGTACTTAAATCCATTCTTAGTGGATATAATTACCTGAGTACGTAGATAGTCATGCATCTTTTTAAAAGCTTCTGTTTGAAAACTAATATAAGGAAGTATGCACTGACCAAGGTAGATTTCTCTATGGTGAGTTCTTAGAGTTTTAATGTGGGCCTTATCCCATCCGAGCTTTTGAGATAGAAAATGTAGGAATAACTCCTTGGATATTCTAGGTTCAGAAGCAGAGTATAAATCTATACCATATTCTCTAGTAAGAGTCTGTCTTAGTACAATCTGTTCTTTAGAATGTTCTAATATCATTTTGGTACTAAGTACATCGTTTACACAATACTCAGTAATCATCTTAAGTTGGTCGTCTGTTTCTACAGGAGCCGCATGATGGTGTGGCATCTCTTCTACATTCTGCCAGTCCATAGAATACTGTATCCACTTAAGACTACTCATCTTGGCACGATTGTCCCAGTGATTCATCTTAAATAGATCTATCTGTCTAATTTTTAGTTTAGACGGAGGATATTCAAGAAAACTATTCTGATCTTTTAGAGATATGGTTTTTTGAGCAAAAGCATAGATGTCTTTAATTACATCTTCTGTACTAAGTTTTAGTAATTGCTTCTGCTTATCTAGAACGTGTTGACTAATCTGAGCATCAAAAGCTAAACCATTGTAGCTAATATGCCATTGATTATTGTTCTTACAGTTGTTTAAGAATTCTACAAACTCTGGTAGATCATTACGATCATTGTAGATTATAAAAGTCTTTCTTATAGACTCATCTTTATAGTGTTGAAACACACCAATGAAACAGTTTGTCAATGTTTCATAGTCCATTACCCAATGGGTTGGCTTTCTTTCTTCCATAATATATCATTCAGTTAAGCTGTTTCCCCTTTTTGCCGCCAAAAAAAGGCAGAAGATCTGCCTTAATTTGTAAGTATGGACAAGATTAAACTTAAATACCAGTTAAAATACTAGATTGTTTTGGTTCTTCTACCTTCTTTTCTAAATATTGTGTGTAGTCAAAGCTATCAGCATTGATTGCAAACATATTTAAGAAGTCAATGATTTCTTGTGGATGTTCTACATAGTACTCATAGAAAGTTTGAAGCATTTTTCTTTCTTCTTTGTAGTCTTTACCATTGTTTCTTTTACCAATTTTCATAAACTGGACATCACCTTCATCAGATAATCTAGGTAACATGTGAAAAGACTCTTTCTTTTCTTTACCAATAACAGCTAATACTTTTGTACTAACGTCAAAAATGCACTCGTTATACGGGCATTCTGGTGTAATAGGTAACAGCTTAAACGTCTTATCATTACCCCAGCTACTGGTAACTAACATCATTGAATGTTTCATGTATTATATTTATGTTTTTTACAAAATTAAGTACCTTTTTTTAATAATTCCAAATCTTCTACAGGAATTTTTAATGTTTCTTTCTCTAAATCACAAGGGTCACATAGTTCACCAGTTTCTTCCAGGGTTTTTACGTCAACGTCTAGCAGTTTTGCATAGATGGTAAAGTATTTATCAGGAAATAAAAAGGTTTCTATGTACCTATATTCACTTGATTTATCACCATAATAGTTCTTGATAGCTCTCTTTAGTACTGTAGAAAGTTTTGAATACTTACCAAGTAAAAAAGTATACCAATCGTTTTTATATATGTCAAAGTCAAATACATATAGCTTATACCCTTGAATATCAATTACTTCTAGAAACAAAGGATTACTTAAGAGCATTTGTTGTTCAAAAGCTTTAAAGCCTTCTGATTGATCATCAGGAAAGCTGCATATTAGCTTAACATCCTCTGGTCCTATAAGTCCTTCTATAGACAAATAGGTACCAGAGGGTGTATAATTACTAGTACGCTTGATACCCAAAGCTGGAAACAGAAATGATCTAGATTTCTGGAAATATTTTATGTATAAGCTTTCTATCATTTTAAAATTTGATTACAAAACTACGCTACCTGTAGCAAATTCATAAGGTAGATCGTACTTTTTATTAACATAGTGCCAAGTAGCTGCTTCTAAAACCTTATCCATTCTTTTTAACCAGTCATTTAGTGTAGACTCAGTTACGTAAAATGGATATGTTTGGAAACTTCTATCAATAACTATGAAATGAAACTTAAGACTATATCCTGATTCTATTAGTTCTTTGTACTTGATAGCTACCATTGTACAGTAGATTACTGCTTGTAACCAATAAGAATAGAACTCAATAGTTTCTTTAAAGTCTTTTAAGTCTTTGCTTGTAGTCTTAATATCGTTAACAAAAATAGTCTTTTTATCATGATCTATCACAAGATTATCTATAATTCCTTTGAGACCAAACGGTGCGTTTGCATACTCTACAGATAAAGGAATCTCGTTATACACTTCTTTATTATCAAAATCAGTTATGTTGCAAGCAATAAGGTCACATAGACTTTTATCAGTCTTAATAATATCTACAGCTCCTTTACAGAAATCATAAGTTGCTTGGTCTATAAGAGTTTTATCACCTTTAGTTTTCAAGAAAGCCCAGTAGCTAGTAGATTCTGCAGATATAATCTTGTCTAGACGTTGTTGATCTGTCTTAAGACTTTGATGATAATTCATGTCTACCATTACATCAAGAATAGCTTGATCAAAATCTATTAATTCTGTACGTAAATCACCGTTTTGAGATAACTCCTGATAGTGAGAAAACACTCTATCTATGACAACCTTTACTGAGTCTCCAGGTAACTTAGCTGGACTAATGATAAATTGATCGTTAAACTTTTCTTCTTCTAATAATAAAGCATGTACAATTTTACCTTGTACTAAGTGAGCATCAGTACGCTCTTCTTTCATACCTAGAACATACAACTGATAAAACACAGCTGGGTTCCACATAAGTTTATTTAGACTGCTGTAGCTAAAATAAAACTTCTTATCATAAAAGCTTTTCTCTAATACCTCTGCAGTGTCCTGCATTATTTCTTCTAAATTCATAATGTGTTTTGTTTATTGTTTATTTTGAGATTCCCAGTTAGCCATGGCTCTGTCACCGTTAGCTATAACACACTGCCTACATAATACGGATATCCATCCTTTAGTTACACCTAGATCTTCTTCAGATCCACAATCTTGACAAGTATTATCACATAAGTGTTCAGCCATTTTAATCATACCTTCTATAACTTCATCATGTCCATCAGTATAGAAACGTAGTCCTCCAAACTTTTCTTTCATTTGGCTACATCTTATTTGAGCTGGTTTATACTGTCCATCTTTTGTATAAGAAACATGATGATCAATATAGTTCTGAATAGAACCACATAGTTTATCTATAATTGGTAACCAGCCTTCTGGTACACCATGCCAGTTAACCCTACCTGGGTTACCCTGATAGTCTTCAAATATCTTTGGATATTTGGCTATTATTTCTTCTGTAGTTATCTGCTTGGCCATAATTCTAGTTCTATTAGTTTAGCTCTAATACGTTTTTGTGTAGTCGGATCTACTGTCATAGCTTCCTCATATTCAATAAACTTAATAAGTTCATCTAACTGACCCTGTAAGTCAGCAATACTAGACGGACATGATTTTTTCTCTTCATCCATATTAATTAATGTTTTTTTAATTGTTCAGATACTTCTTCTGGTAGATAAGCTAACAAGTTTTTCTTAGGAAGAAATTCTAGCATTTCATACAAAGATGATACATCATCCATCTCAAAGTCTCTTCTTATCTGTTCTATAACAGCTTCAATAATTGGATCTTCCATATCATTTTTCTTTTTCTAGTTTTGTTTTCTTATCGTGGCATTCAGTGCATAGTACTTGTAAGTTATCTTGTTCACAAAAAAGTCTTTCTACAAATCCTGGAAGATCTGCAGAACAGTTAAGACTACCTGCACCAATAATATGGTCTACGTTAATCTTCTTTTCAGGGAACCAGTCTTTACAACTGTTACACTGGTACTCAAACTTCTGTCTTTTTAGTGGACCTTTGTAAGCTCTACGAGCTTTCATTTTACATTCAGTAATAGGTTTCCACCATCTTGATTTTTGACGTAGTGCACTTCTGATAAAACTCCAAAATGCAGAGTCAGTCATTGTACCTGCATTCCTAGTTTTAGGTGTAGCAGTACGTCTAGTTGTTTTCTTCTTGGTCATTAATTATTTTTTTATTGAGTATGGGTACTAAACGTACATATACTTCTTTAGGACCGTAATCCTTAATGGAATCAGATGGATCTTTACTCATTGGTAAAACAGCATATTCTACTTCAGGATATAGTTCTTTATATCTTTCCATAGCTTTAATACCCGGTTCATCAAAATCAAAGAGTACAATTACTTTTTTGTACTTGTTGATGTATTGATCCATAGTTTCTTTACGTATGATTGTATTCTCAGAGTCCGGTGCTATGATATCCAGAGTGGGTATCTTTAAACTCTTCAAAGACATAACGTCTTTTAGTGAAGACGTAATAATTAGATAAGGTGCAGTCTTAACTTGTTCAGACCCTTGAACATAGTCGTTGACTTTTATAAATTTTTTATCTAACGTTTTGGGCTGATATATTTTGTACAGTGTACCATCATTCTTAAAGTAACCATATAAATAGTTACCTGTAATGGTTAGATCAATGGGACCATCATCAGTATCCTTATGCATAGTATAGCTTTGTAACGGTCTTACATTATGCTCGTTAAGTAATCTAGATCCAATATTAAACTGGGTCCAAAAATACTGATCTTGTGTGGTCCAAGACCTGAAAACATAGTGACTAACTTTATATTTAGACGCTTGTTTAAATTTCTGTACATCGTATCCTCCATTATTGTGAAGGACAAAGTCGTTATATTTCTCTACTACGAGTGTACAAGCTTTATGATAACTCAAACCCGTAATATCTTTTACAAGATCTACAGCTGATCCTCCTTTACCAGAAGAAAAATCTTTATACTTGTACGTATCCTTTGTAGGATCATAGTAAATGCACATACTAGGTGTGCGTTCTTTAGAATTAAACAGACTTTTAATCTTTATATCATGCCCGCTCAGCTTTTCACCAAGCTTACAAAAGTGTTCAAATATCCATGATGCAGGAACATCCTTGATGTCATGCACCATATTTTTTATTTTAAACATGATCTAGATTTAAAATGAAGAAGGGGGAGCAATACCTCTCCCCCTATTCTTCTGAGCAGCTAATTACATATCAAAGTCACTATTTGCTGGCTCAAAGCTAGCTACTGGCTTGTTTTGTAAAGCCTTATAGTGATACTGGTTGTTCTTATCAAACTTATCAAGCTTAGCTTCTTCTGCAGAAACAAACTTGTATTTAGGAAGAGATAGCTTAATGATAGTTTTACCATTGTATTCTTCTTCTGTACCTTTCAAGAACCAATGTAAGTTGTGTCCTTTTAAGATGTATACTGCTTTTTCAACCCAGTCTTCAAGACTAGTTGCAGAAATATTATCTACTTGATCTCTTAAGCCAAGCTCTGATGCAATAACTGCAAGCTTGTACATAATTTCGTTCTTAGATACATTGCTATCATTGAACTGATCTGTCCAGATAGTTGCAGACACACGACTTGATTGTCCTGTATACTTTGCTCCTTCAGGATTGTTCTTATCAATAGGCCATCCTTCAAAGCCTTCAGATGCTGGACCTTCAAGGATTAACTCCAAGGTCTTCTTGTCACCTTTGTTAGATGTTCTTACTTGCCCACCATAGATGTGTGCATAAACTACTCCTGCTTGTAGAGACTTAGCTGTCCCTCCTGTTGTTTTGACTTCTTGTCCTTTTGTACTAAACATGTTTGTTAAATTTAAACTATTGTGAATTAAAATAAATACTAGTTCTCGTAATCTGTAATGCTCTTTCTTACTAAAGCTAAGTCATTAGGTATCTCAAAGTCATCAAACATACCTCTTGGTGCTTTACATGTATTCTCACCATTGTTAGATGTTTCAAATACATATCTGATAACTCCGTCTTTGTCTTTCTTAACTTTACCAAACAAAACTATAGAAAATAATCCTTCTAAGGTAAGCTTTTCATCAACCATTTTACCAATAGTCTTAGCTTTAAACTTCTTTTTACCTTCCATATCTGTAGATTCTTCAGCATGGGTTAGGATAAAAACTAATAGATCATCTCTTAAGTCTTTAGGCATACGTGCAATACGTGCTAGGTTGGCACCGATCTGGGTAAACTTTTCGTAACCCTTCTCATCCACTCTTTCAAAGAACTCAAATGAACTCATGTACTGGAAGTCATCAATCACTAAATTCTTAATGTCTTTACGTTTTTCTGAAACATACTTAATACATGCTTCTATTTGTTGTGATGAACTAGCAGAATATAGATTACCTGTTGGGTTATCTTTACTCCATAAAACATACTTCTTTCTCCATCCTTTAAAAGGTAGAGCTTTGTTAGCTACGTTTATAATAAACGTTTCTGCTGGATCTAAGCTCTCAATAGCTGTAGATTTACCTGACCCTGATTCTGCAATAATTAAAATACCTTGTGCCATATGTTATTTTGTAGATTTGATTAATTCATTTAACCATGTTTTAGAACTTACTGGCTTACCTATTTGGATAGCATAGTAATCTCTAATAGTCATTTCACTGTAAGGAGCGTCTTCCATAGTAGCCGGTGCTTTATATGCTTGCATAAAAGGCTTAACTACTTCTTCATTATCTCCAAAGTTAGCTGTCTTTTTAATAGCTACCGATGTAGGATTAACTACTCTTAATTCTTCTAGAGGAACAAGATAAGATCCTTTTTCATTAAGCTCATACTCTTCTTCAAAAGATGAACTAAATGCCACCTTGTAAACTTTACGTTCTGCATCTGCAGGAGCCAAGTCTCTTGTAATTAACTCAAAGAAGAAACCTTTTTCTTTTCTAAACTCTGAAGAGAAAATACCTACTACCATTCTGCCATGTTTGTCATAGAATGGCATCTTCATGTTAAAGTCAGTGCGTGCAATACCTAAATCATCAATAAGATCTTGGTGAAAATCTCTGATAAGTTCAAGCTTTTGTTTTTTCACTTCTTTAATGTCCGTTGTTTGTGTTGTGTTACTTGTCATACTGTGTGTTTTTGTTTTATAATTCCTGGCCAACATCAGCCGAAGGTTGCTGTCTATTATTTCTTGGTCCTCTTGGTGTCCATGTTTGCTGTTGTTGCTGAACGATTGGAGGAGGACCTGACTCAATCATTCTTTGTCTTCTAAAATCTGTCTTTAAGAATATAATATTCTCATCAGTAGCACCGTTACGTAACTTAAGTAAATGCAAGAATACATCTTCTTTATCTGCTCTGTAATGTTCAGGACCATAGTCTTCTATGTTAAGAGTAAATGGTCTACTGATAGCTAATACTAAATCAGATCCTTGCATAAGAGCGTCACCACCAAATATATCTGATGAACTTGGATAGTTAGCAATTGTACCTGGAGTTCTGCGTGATACATCTTCCATTGTACGGTTAAGTTGTGTAAGGATTATTACAATTACAGGTAATTCACGTTTTACATCAATAAGCATATCTGCTATATTGTATAGAGTCTGTAACTTCTCTCTTTCATCTGCTGCTTTTTTAACAAGCCAGCTATGGTCAATAGTAACAATCATAGGTTTACCACCTAACTGATTGAAATAAAGATGAATAGCTTTCTTCATATCTGCTGCAGTGAGAGGCTTCTTAATACGTACTCTCTGCACTCCAAGCTTTTCTAGTTCTTCTGCATCTTTGAGATAATTTTCCATTTGCTCATATGCAAAGTCATCAAGTTGTCTTTTAGAAGATAACACTACGTTATAGTCCATAGCAACCTGAGCAGCATATTCTCTAGCTGCATAGGATTCATCACCCATCTCAAATTGGAACTCTAAAATAGAAAAGTCTTGGTCTGGATTGAGCCTTTTAGACTCTCTAAGGATATGACTAATGAACATAGTTTTACCTGCAGCGGGTCGTGCACCTATTGTAACTAGGCTGCCCCACTCTATACCACCAATAGTTGCATTGTTAATAGCATCCCAAGGTGTCTTTAAGGACTTAATACGTCCTTTACGTCTATCGTTAATGTATTTTAGACCTATACGTAATCCTTCTGCGTGCGTAATAGCACCAAAGGGTCTTTCTATTTTTTGATCCATGTAAGATTGTATTATAAACTAACTAATGATTTACCAAATACTTCTTGTACGATATCTTTAGCTTGAGCTAAAGTGTTCATACTAGCAGCTAATGAAGCTCTGTTTTCAGCGTGTCTGACTACAGACTCTAGTATCTCAATGTTTATAATACGTAGATCAGGTCTTGATTCGTCTACTACGGGGAGTGATTTAAAGAAATCCTTTAAGTCCTCAGAATTGTGTGTTGTGTTACTCATGTCAAATTGTTTTAGTGTACTTCAAATATATGATTAATCCGGTAAAAAACAAAATATTAGATAGGTTATTTCTCAAACCATGTACTATTTTGTTGTTTATAATCATCTAACGCAGGTTTTAAAATATCTGGGTTATCTAGTAGGAACTGGCAATGATCTGCTAACTCTGATTTAGTAGTTTTGCTCACATTATCGGTCTTTTGTATAAAATAACTACTGTTCATCATAAACTGATATCCTTTCTTTTCTTTCTCAAAAATGTAGTAATCAGTAGCTAAGTGAACTAATGTCCAATTGAACTGTGGATAGGTTTTAAAGAAAACAATAAACTTCTTTTTCAGCTCTTCTACCGACTGTCTAGCCATAGACCCTGAAGGTAATGACTTGGCCGGGAATAACTCTCTATAGTAAGCAATCTTTTCTAAGAACTTATCACCTAATACTTCTGTTGTAACCTTTTTTTTAACTTTGACAAGATAAGTTTCAAACTCGTCTAATATTACTAACGCTTTTTCAGTTAGTTGTCCTTGTTCGTTTATATACCCTTTAGCTCTGCAGATGTTAGCTTCAGCTTCTGAATTTATAATTCCAGTAGCCTTAATTCTATTTCTACAACAATCAAGGAAGTAAACTTGGTTCGGGCTGATGTTGTACTTGATTAATGTGGTCCATAGCTGGTGACTCATATTGTTTTCTTATGTAATTTAGGATGGTAAAATACTTTGTACGAAACGGCTCGTTAGTTTCAATCAGGTTATTAAAAGTGTTAATGTTATGGATTATAGTGGTATGATCTCTATTACCTAAGAAGTCTCCAATTGCTTCTAGGTTGTATCTCATACTTCTAGCCATGTGGCAGAAAACAGATCTTAACTCTACAATTTCTCTTTTTCTAAGTCTTGATTCTAAAGGAATTTTAGCTCCAAATCTTTCTGGAAGGAAAGAATCAAACATTTTTTTTAAAGCTTCTAGACTCATAACTGGAATATAGGTATCACCTTGTGTTCTACTTGTTGCTAGAACAATGGGGTAGTAACCTAATTTTTCATAGAATAGGTCTTTAAACTCGGTAATCAGCTTTTTCTCAAGCTTTGTGGCATAACTTACTGTTGTTTCCATGTTGATTGTTTGGTTTATTCACAAATCTAGGATAATTCCTGAATATTTTGTATATTATAATGTAGGGTTTATAGAAAAACTACACTTCTCACGTTTATTTATAAATAAATTATATCATGGCTAAAAAATTTTATGCCCAAAAAGACGCTCTAGGGTTCCCAGTTCCGGGTACACTGATGTCTGTTGACAGTACAGCTAAAACTCCAGTTGATACTATTGTTATTCCTGCAGCAAATGTGGCTCCAGGTGCTGGTCAAACAGTAGTACCTCAACCTTCAGGCTTACGTTACTTTGTACGTAAAGACTTAAAAGGAAATATTGTACCTAACACATTGACTATCAGCCTGAAGAAACCTGCAGGTTCTGTTTATGAATTTAAACTTTTAAAATAGAATCTAAATGGCCACAGAGAACAGTTCTATTGCAGCTTTTAAGGTATGGATATTTCCATCCTTAGTTTCTCTTGTTAGTTTACTCATTTGGAATGATGTAAACGAAATAAAAGCTGACGTTAAGTTGCTAATGGCTCAATCTAATATAGACAAGACCAGAATTGATAACTTGGAACGTCAACTATTCAAAGCAGCATCAACACCGGTAGCACCAACAAAACAACTACCTGAGTATCAAACAGTTGTAGCAGTGCTACCTGATGATAAAGCTCTTAAACTAAAAACAATTAAGTATGACTTTTAAACAGTGGGCCCTAGATCTTTTTAAAGATGAGCGTGGATCTACGTCTATTAAACCAGTGGTAGGTTTTATGTGTGCACTCTTTCTATGTGTCACTTTAACTGCTAACAGTTTTAGTCATGGTGATATTAAACCATCTGATGCTTTAGTGGATGCTGTAATGTATATCTGTATTGCAGCCTTGATTGGTGATACAGGAGATAAGTTCTCATTTAAAAAGAAAACCGATGAATAAGATATACATTTTTATTATAGGTGTACTAGTAGTCTTTGTTCTTTTACAGAATAAAGGTTGTGTAGGTGGAGGAGAACGTCCAACATCTGATACTTTAATAGTACATGATACTACCTGGTTTAAAAAGGATAGTTTGATATTTTCTAAGCCGTTACCCGCTAAGATTATTCATGATAGTTTATTTATTGCAGGTAAAACTGAGTATCTAGCTGATACTAATTATGCTGCTCTAAAGATACAGTTTGATAATCTAGTTAAAATGTACACTGCTTTAGCAATATACGTTGACAGTGTGAAACTAGATACCCTTGGGTATGTTGTGGTTACTGATAGTATTCAAGAGAATAAGATTAAGGGACGTTCTTGGAAATATGATTACAAGATCCCGTTTGTTACCAAAACGGTAACAATTACTAATCAGGCTCCAGCTAAAACACAATTGTATGTAGGAGGTGGTATAAGTACTTCACAAACATTAGGACTACAAGCTGCAGAAGCAGGCGTTATCCTAAAAACTAAAAAAGATAAGATTTACGGACTTAAAGCCGGATCTGATATAAACGGAAACATTTCTTATGGATTCCAGACTTACTGGAAGATTGGTAAAAAAAATAAATAGTATGAAAAAGATTATTGAATTAGTTAAGAAGTTCTTGTTTGGTAGCAAAATTCAAAAAGTTGTTGCTGTAACAGAGATTAAGAAAGAAGTTAAGAAAGTAGCTCCTAAAGCTGCTTCTAAGAAGAAGAAGTAACAAACAATTATACATATGAACTTAGATAGACTAAAAGGACACGTACCGGATACTGTAATTGCACAGATCCCAGGTGTTATGGAAAAGTTTGGTGTTAATACACCATTGCGTCTTGCACACTTTTTAGCACAGTGTGGTCATGAATCAGGTGGATTCAGATTAACTCAAGAAAACCTTAACTATTCTGCTAAGGGTCTTATGGGTATTTTTAAGAAATACTTTCCTACACAAGCACTAGCTGATGCCTATGCTCGTAAACCAGAAAAGATTGCTAACAAAGTGTATGGCAATAGAATGGGTAACGGTCCTGAGACATCAGGAGAGGGGTTCAAGTTCCGTGGAAGAGGCTATATCCAGCTCACGGGTAAACAAAACTACACTGCATTTGATCTAGCTGTAGAAGATGATATTCTTGCTAATCCAGATTTAGTATCTTCTAAGCATGCTTTAGCTTCTGCTGCATGGTTCTGGAAAAAGAATGGTCTTAATCTTATTGCAGATACAGGATCTAGTACAGAAGTAGTAACTAAAATTACAAAAAGAGTTAACGGTGGTACTATTGGTTTAGCTGATCGTATCAAACACTTTAAGGAATATCACGCATTACTTGCATAAAATCAACAAATTATGGCTAAAAGTAAAGGAGCTGAATCAAAGAAGATCAGCTTTGGTAAAAGAAGAACTGGACGTATGCGTAAAACAAGCGGTCCAAAAGATAAAAAAGTTAGTAAATACAGGGGGCAAGGAAGGTAAGATTCTAAGCTCTCTATAATAAATATGTTATGAGAGCAGTTATTATTAATTACTCCAATAAAGTAGGGGACTTTATTGCAAAGTTATTTCTTGGATTAGTATGTCTATGGGTAATGTTTGCTTTATCCTTCCAAGTGTACATGGTATACTTGGAGTTTTCAGGTAAAACAGAAACAACCAGGGCTATTGTAGATTGGTTTAACGTAACATTTGATGGACGTTGGGCTAATGACCCTAGAAATATTTGGTATGAAGAACCTAAGAAGATAGATATATCTTCTGTTACCAATAAGGTAGTAGTTGGTTCCCTTGCCGGGAACAGAAATTTAGAGTTTGGAATTAAAAACATTCTAGAAGAGGTTCTACAAGATAAAGAGTATGAACTTGATAAGTCAGCTAATCTTAAACTTGCTGTAGAAATTATTTATCTGGATGTATTAAAGACACAATCTAGTTTCTCTGTATTACATAATAATAAAGAATCAGTAGTTATACGTTTACGTGGTCAACTATTTAAAGATGGTAAACTACAAAAGAAAGTAGTTATAGAAGAATCAGCTGATGAAGTATCTATGTCTGCTGTACTTATAGATGAAGGAGGAAAGTTTAACCAACAAAACCTAAGTTCTGCTTTGAAAAAAGCTTCTGTTTCATTGGTAAATAAACTATTATAATGAAGAAATTTATTACGACATTTTTCACGACACTTTTAGTACTTATTACGACAGTTTCGTTTGGTCAACAAAGGTTTAGAGCTGCTGCTTCTATAGGTGGTGCTTCTCTTAATAGAGGAGATACCTTTGATTACATCATCTATGGTAATGGTATGAATAATAACACTACACGTCAGTTGTTATTTGATATTATGTATGATCAAGTGAATTTTGAGCTTGTATCTGTTAACCATACCGGTACCGGGGGTAATGGTGGTATTCTTCCACAAGGATCAAATATTCAGTTATCATTTAACAACTATCCTAACTACACTTGGAATTCAGTAACATCAGGATCTGCAGCTAATAATACAGCTAATGGTACTACTAACTATCAGTTTGCTAGTTATACTTTTAACGGTGCAGGTGGGCCTAATGCTATTTTAAGAACAACTCTTACATGGTCTACTGCATCAGCTATGCCTTATAATGGGTATAGTGATTTTATTAGAATTAGATTTAGACTTAAAGCTGCTTCTACAGCATATACATTTAATCCTATTAGACTAAACTTTGTAGCTGGCTGGACTGTAAATGGTAACTGGGACGCTACTGTAATGGAGCAACCATTAAGTACAACAGTTGTAATGAATCAGAACTTTGGTAAGTATGTATCAGCTAAGATAGATCTTAACTCTAACTTATTTAACTTATCAAACTTAAGAGTTTCTTTTAGAGACACTCTTACTAACCAGGGTATATTATTCCCTGTTACTTCTACAGGAGACGTTGATATTAACCAATCTTCTTTAGCAGATAATAAAGTGTATGAGGTTTCAGTAATGCATGATATGGATAAGCTGTATAACATATACGGTAATGCAATCACTATATCTGATTTTACTACGGCTCAAGGTGAGTTTACATCTATGGGACTAGATGGATCTAATGGTCAGAGTATTAAAACTGGACAGTCATTATACGCTGCAGATATTAATCGTAATAAGTCAATAGATGGAGGAGATCTTCCTCAATTGCTTGCACAGGTAGCAGGTATAGATACATTGTTTATGCTTCCTAATGGCTACACTGCAGGAAGTGGAGGTTTTATGTCTCTTCCTACATGGAGAGCATCTGATGCTACTACACTTGCCGGTCAAGTTGAGTGGGCTTATGTTACTCCGGGCTCGTCTTCTAGTACTTTACGTATTGATATGAGAGAGTTTCCTAGTGGTGTAACACCTAATAGTATTAGAAGTGTACAGCTTTTTGATATTTATACAGGACCTATTGAGTATGTTTCTCAGGATGCTACCTGGGCCGTGTATACGGTACCGTCTACTCTTATTAAAGCAAAAGATGGTACTTCGTTATATGTATCTTCTATACGTAACGTTAACGGTCAGAATGTAGATTATTCTTTAAGAGCTGAATTTGAGTTTAACACCTCAGTAAATTCTTCTTGGGGAGCTATCACTGCAGCTAACTGGAAAAGTATTACAACACCAAGGGCATTCTTTAAGACTAGAACTCCTGGTACAAATGCTATATTAGATCTTAAATATTTGTTATGGGGTGATGTAAATAGATCACACTCTTCACAAGTGCTTACTAGTTCAGGTGGAACTACAACCGTACAAACTAACGCTGTTAATAGTTTAGCTACTAACACAGCATTTAGAACTATGGCTGTACAATCTAACAGCACTGGAACTAATATTAATACTACTACAAATGTAAAATCTATTGATGTTAATCTTGTAAATCTTACAGTGACATCCAATAGTATTGAAATTCCTGTTACAGTGGATACAAAAGGTGGATCAGTAAGTGGTCTTCAGTTTGAATTTACATTTGATCCTACTAAAATTAAGTTTGAAGAGTTACTAGCTAACGTACCAAACACATGGTATGTATTTGCTAGCTCTAAAGACGGACGTGTTAAGTTTGGTGCATTAGATAAGAACAACAGTGAGTCTATCACTGGAACTAAAATTCCTTTTAAACTTAAGTTTAGTACTATCGGTAACGGTGTAGACATTCTTACATCTGTAAGAGTTAGCCAACTAATGGATGCTGCAGATCAGAAAGGAAATCAGTTAGATATCAATCTTAACTCTACTCAAATTAAATTAACAGGTTATAATAACTTTTAACATGAAAGAGACAAATAAAATACTAGGTATATACTTGTTGTTTATATTAATTTTTGTAATATATTCTTGTACTAAGATAGAATTAGAAGAACCTACACCTATTAATTTAGGCGTACAGTCTACATCAACAAGTATTAAATCTATTATACAAAGTGGTAATATTGTTACAGCTGAGTTTGCAACCACTGTAGGTGCTAAATACTCTGTATTGATTATACCTTTTGGTAAAGAAGAGCCTGTTAAGAAAGAAGGCTTTACAGCCACAGAAGAAGTAACTAAAAAAGTATTTGATCTTAAACAGCTGGCTAAGCAAGATTATGATCTTATCTTTATAGATATAAACGGTAAAGAAGTAAAACATCCAATAATTATAAAATAGAATATTATGTCAGAAGAACAAGAAGGAACCTGGTCAAGTCTTAAAAAGACTGTGGTCGGTGTATTAGGTACTGTAGTTACTGCCGGTGGCGTATGGTTAACTACATTGTTAGGTGGTGGTGATAAAG